ACACGTCGAGGTGGAACAGTCTTGTGACATCCTTGATGAATGTCTGTTCTTCCCCGAACTTCAAGCCATGACGTAGGCCGGTCTTTGGTGGTTCGTTCTTGTTTGACTTAGCCATTAACCCATCCATCCGCCGCCGGAATCAAAGCCTTCACCCCCATAAAACGCGCTTTGTAGGGAGTTCTCACTAGCTTCCGTCCGTGCTGTTTCGCCTCTGTTGAACTGCACACTAGATGCGACAATGGGCTGTGTCAACGGTTCCTCGATCGACCTATCAGGGATGGCGAACGTCAAAACGAAACTGTCAGCCTCGTCTGGCGACCTTCCGAGACGTGCCTTGATGTCTACTTTGGGCTCAATCAACAGGTCCGTGGACTGGCCGCCCAGCTTTGCACAGACTTGGCCGAGGTCGGACTGCAGCGCGTCTTCGTCGGGGATCGACACACCTTCAGGGTTCATGAACCATGACCGGCCGCGTAGATACATCTCGGCGCGGCGGTTGCGTGGTCCCGGCTTGTGGGGGTTGACCATCTTGAACTGAGACTTCCCGCCAAAATCCACTTGGTGACATCTGGACGCCAGAAGCGGGTAGCGTTCGCGTAGGCCGGCCAACAGGGACGAACCCCATCCACCGGAGTAGTCTATGTTACACTGGGCCACGCCCTCTTCCATCATGATGCTGGCGACCCACTCGACCTGTTCCTCACCGGGTTCGACACCGGCACGGCCCTTGGTCCAGTGGACAACGTGGCCTTGTCTCAGGGTCATGGAGAACTTGTCGCCGCCCATACCAGCTGGATCGACACCCAGGACTTTCGGCCCGAACGGCTTGATGCCTTGGCGGCGTCTCGCGCGCATGACGTAGATGGGCTTGATGTATAGGTCCAGACCGGGAGTCTGAAATGCTTCCGATGGCGTACAGGGGTATTCCTGCATGAACGCCTCGATGTTGCCCAGCGACTCCTCGATCATGAACCGGCGCCAAGCCATCTGGGAGTCATCCAAGCCGTGCATCTCAGCGATGTCACGTTCGGACGGTAGGCCATCGCCTTCAGGGTCCGTGCGCAAGCGGAAATTCTCACGGATGGGAAGGCGGTATTCGTCGGACAGGAACCACGGGATGAATATCGGGATATACGACATCCCAGCGCCTTCATCCGCCTCAAGGCCGCCTTCCGCAAGTATCCACCGCCTGTGGAACTCGTTGCCGATACCGTTGGCCGTTGATTCGACTATGACTTCCGTATTCTCGGCCATGGGCACAGAGTTGGCGAAACCGGCGAAGTTCTTCTCGGCGTTCTTGTAGAACGCGACTTCGGACAGGTGGGCCAGTGTGGGCGTGTCGCCGCGGCCAGCTTCACCTGATCCACCGGCGGTCGCCACCGTGTAGCTTGAGCCGTTCGAGAAGGCGAATTGCTTGGCGTTCGATGTGTTGGCACTCAGGGAGATAGGGTCGCTATCGTGGAATGTCTTCACCATGGCGAACAGGGCGTTGGTGGAGTCCTGTACGTGCGCCATCACCTTGGCGTTCCGGTACTTGTGCAGACGGGTCTTGGAGTAGAACCGGCCGCCGATGTACGTCGACGCGCCCTGTTTCCGGCCCTTCAGCACGATCGCGCGCACCATACCGTGTTCCCGCCGCTGCTGCTCCAACAAGTCGTGGATGATCAGCTGTGGCTTGTTCAGTATCAGTGGACGCTTCTCGGAGTTCTTCGTGACAATCTTCAGACACTCGGCCATGTGGCGCGGCATGTTCATCCGATAGTCACGTAGACGCTCGATCATACGTGCTTCTTCAGGCGTGACAGTGGGGCGGGTCATTGCAAGATGTACTGCTTGGCCACTTCCACCAGCCACAGGGCGTCGCGGGATATGATGCCCTCGGACGTCACCATCACGAAGTTGCCCTCGGTGTCGAAGCCCATGGCCAGACCTTGGACAAGATCCGTCGCGCCCGCGTCCAGTTTGTTGAACAGCTGGGCCGCTATGTCCACTTCAACAGACTTGGGGTTGTCGTTGGCCGCGTTCTCGAACTCTTTGATCGAAATAATCTTATCAGTCATCTGGGAACTCCACGAAATTATCTATGTCCCACGCGTCCAGATCAATTTCATCATCGTCTCCGAAAGACGTCGGGGGTTCGTCGCCCCAGTGTGAATCCATGATTGTGGGTCTTTGTGGGTGTGTTTCTGGTACTACCTCGGCGTCTTCGACCACGTCATAGTCGGCGTCGAGTAGGTCCATGATGTCGTCAACGCTGCGCACATGCTGCACTTCACTCTCCCGCGCAATGATCTTGGGGAACAACTTGGTGTAGAAGTCGTCTTTGTTCAGTTCTGCCCATTGTCCCAGACCCTCTGTGCCGCCTATCTGCTCGAACGCGTGCAGAACAGCGCCGCGGGCATACTTGCCTACAGCGTTGTATATCTCACCCTTGAACACGGTGGGAGTTGAGGGCGTTACGCGCGATGGAAGTCTCGGTGCCATGAGCGACCCTAGTCTGAGGACTAAGGCCGCGTCAAGAACTAGATAATCGTCCGGTTTTGGGGAACATAGTTCGGGTCTTGCACAACTATCGCATCCTGCCCAGCATTCCAGCCAATGTCTTCCATCAAGTCCATGATGTCCGACGGGGCGGGTTGCGTGAGGAAGTAGGCCGCAAGAGCCTTGATATACCCGATCCAAAAACGACGAAGGAATGTCTGGAACATAATATACCCTCTCGTGCTAGTGTGGTTGGTGGTGCGACCGATGCGGAGAACTGGGGAGACGCGCCGGTCGCACCGCAGATTGGTGCTGCCTGGTCTGCTTCTCGATATACGCACATTCGGGTCGCGGGGTCAAGGACTCAGTCGGATGTGACCTATAACCCGGCAAAACGGGTCAGATATGGCATGATGCCCAGCAAAAACGTGTATTGCTTGGCATGGTTTGATCAGTAGGCCCTTTGCGGATTGCTCATTAGGTGTACCGTGAGTACACATATTCGCCCGACCGTGAGGCATAGTGGCTCATTCTATCGCTCATTTGATCTACTAGGATGCTTAACGTGCATGGAATATATACTAAAATAGATATTTTCGCTGCACAGTAAATATCGCTTTAATACGCTGCAGCGCAATTAAAGCCGGGGCCCGTTCGCTTCATTAAGGCTACACGTATGTCCCATAAACCCGGTTAATGTGACATACACTTGCCGTTATGTTCGAAAACCTCGGACTTTTGGACATACTGACCGAGGTAACATATCTGCCGATGTTGGTTGCCGATGTGGGCGATCGTGATCATCTGGCGGAAAAGTGGGTCGATTTTCTGACATGGGTGTGAACGCGATCATTCCGTACTTTACGTATTTTGAATACGCGAAAGTCCGGTTGCGAAACAATAAAAACGCAAGGGAGTCGTACTGTTTCGTTTTTGGACTCGTGAAGTTTGAGCCTTGACACCGTTTGATATTTTGGCGTCCGCATGGTTTTGTCTCCATGGGCAGCCCATCCGACCGGCCCACGAGCCGCCCCCCGAGGGGTCAAAAGTGTCAGAACTGTGGCGAGATTGTGTCATCCAGGTGGCGAGATTGTGTCATGATTAAGGCGTGATTGTGTCGCTGCGTCGCAGCGTGATCGCTGCACTGCAGCACAATATAACATTCAAATAATAAGATATGTAAATATGAAAAATATGTTAGGGGATGTGATGATGTGGCGATGTGATACATGCAAGGATGTGAATGTGTGATGGTTTCGTTTTCCGGTGGTCTGCATCGAAGGGATGGCGGGTGATCCGGTGCAGAACATCAAACGACCAGACGAATCCCTTATCTTATTCTTTCACGTTTTAGACTTTCCCTTTTTTAGTGGTTAGAGATTTAGAAAGTATAGAAAAGAAGATAATAAAAAGGGCATATCTATATATCATATTCTTTTCGTTATTCTCCACAGTATATAGTATAGATATTCGCGTTTTCTCAAACGTGACTCCAATAAGATAAGATCACCGGATCCGTTATATCTTATCGTTGTTGACGCTGATCAGGATCCATGTATAATCGAATCATCGAAACGGCGCCCAGCGTGCCCACATCCAAGGATCTACGCCATGCAGTCATCTAACCTTGCCCTTGCCATCACTGAACGCGATGCACTCGACTCCCAGTCTGAACGTGACGCGTTCGAGGCTGGATATAACCACGCGCACGGCATCGCTTGCCATAACGTGCCAGTGATTGGCACAGAGTATCTAACAGACAGTGAAGGACGAGTCGTCGCGGATCTGGACAATGTGTCAGACCTGCACGGATCCATCTGTTACGAAGCGGAGATGAATGCACGCTGTTTCAGCCCTTGGGAACATACGGCGCACCGGATTAACTCGCTTGAAGAGTTTGAGGCGGCCGCAGCATGGGACGCTTATGAGATGGGAGTCGCGGCCGCGATCGCTCATGATCTGGCCGGCTATACATATGAGGTGGAGTCATAATGGAACATCACATCCAAGCCCTTGAGATAGCCGGTCTAGTTTGGCTTATGGTCGTCATCTGTTTTCTTTGGAGTATAAAATCATGACCACATCACATCCACTTAGAGTCCTAGTCGCTTGTGAATGTAGCGGCACAGTTCGCACAGAGTTTGAGGATCTAGGCCATGACGCGTGGTCCTGCGATCTGAAGCCGGATGAAAACGGATCGAACCGACACATGGTCGCGGATGTCTTAGACGTCTTAGCGAATCCAGACATCTACGGCCGCTTTGACCTGTTGTGCGTAATGCACCCACCTTGTACTCGTTTATGCAACTCGGGGGTTCGTTGGCTTAAGGTGCCGCCACCGGGTCGCACGCTGGCCGATATGTGGGATGAACTGGACCAAGGCGCCCAGCTGTTTGACGCGTGCTTAAATAGCTATGTTCCCATGGTCGCGGTCGAAAATCCGGTGATGCACAAATATGCGAAAGAACGGATCCGGTTTAATGGTGTGAAGCCTTTTTATGTCCAACCATGGCAGTTTGCAGACAGTGACGATTCACCCGACAATGAAAAGAAACGAACCGGGTTTTGGTGTCGGAATCTGCCTGCCCTTAAGCCTACAGGATCCGTCGACGGATCGACCGCGAGATCCTCTGTGCATATGGCAGCACCGGGAGAGAATCGCGCTACAGAGCGTTCACGCTTTCACAAGGGGATGGCGCGCGCGATGGCCGAACAATGGGGCAAGCACGCCCAGAACAATCAAACGGCGCCACTATGGCTGGCCGCATAAGGAGTCGGACTATGTATACCTATGAATCGCAGTATGGTTTTGAAATTGCCGCGTTCACGCGTTCGCCGCGTCCAATGCAGATCTGTGCTTGGAATGCACCGACGTTTGACTCTCGCTTGGATGCTGAAGAGTGGATCCGCATCATGGGGGATCTGTCATGAGCCCTTTGCAAACATTGCGCGACCACGTCACCGGATCAGTGGAGAGGGGCGAGTCTGAAGCGATCAAAGAAGTCTGCACTATAGAGATCTGCCCAGCTGAACCGCGAGTCGATCTTGCTCATGATGTGAGCGAGGAGTCGGATCTGGCCGGTGATCTTAAAGACTGCACCGGCCAAGGGGACGCTGAAGACTCTTGCCGCTATGTGGCGCGCGCCTATGACGTGCAATTTGTGATCGCTGATAAGGATCTAGACTTTGAACGGCGCCCAGCTACTGAGGAAGAGATCCGCGAGACTTGCGACGCGATCTATTTTGATAGTGATTCAGACTTCACTGATTCAGACTTGGCTGAGGTCTATCTGATATGGGAAGCGGCGAATCAATTCATTCAAAACCAAGAATATGAAAAGGGAATAATCTAATGAAAAGCGAGATCTTTGCACTGGGCGTGCCCAGCGATGGTGGCGGCTATAATGTATGGGCGTTCGATTTATTCGAGGAATATACAACAGCGCGACTCTATCTACAGGCCATGAACTGGCCGCATATTAAGTATCATAGCCTTGCAGTTGATGGCACGGCCAAGCCCTTGACCGCTTGGAAATTGTCAGACGCAAAATGGCTTGAACTGTCGCAGGGTGTGAACGACTCCCAAGAATTGAAAACCCATATAGAAGGGCTAATCTAATGCAGACTCAAGAACGCAAAATAGGACGTAACAGGGGCAAGCCACGACTCTGGATCGAGGGAGATCTGTTGATCGAGGCAGGACTCCCCCATCGTGCCCAGTGGGTGCTGATACCTCACATAGACGGCCTAGACATCGTGCGAGTCCAGACTGAGGAGTCCAAGCTGGATGGGCGCCGCGTGCGTAAGATCGCAGGCACCGGCGCGCGGCCTATTGTCGACATTGCCGGATCTTCATTGGCGCCGCTTGCCACGTTTGGCACGCCATGGGACTCGGTCGCGCTTCATTATGAATACGGGTCGGGCGTGATCGCTGTTCGATTCAATGAAAACCGCAACACCCACGCAAAATAGCGTGCGCCATCCTGGATGGGGGCAAGATTGACCCTTGACCCTATCCAATCAATATGAATAAGTTACTGCAGAAGGGAATCGCTATGAACTATGACTCTATTTATTGGGATCTGACTCTGGTCTGGGCGTCTATTGCCGCTTGGCCGTTTCTTGTCCTAGTGATCGACTTCATTCTAAACCACCCAAAATTCAAAGGATAAGAGAAAATGACTAAGATCATCGCCGCAGACTTCACACCGACATCGTTCTTATTGCCTGCACGTGACGTGCAAGCGGTCTATTGCGCGCGGTCCAGTGAAGAGACTCGCTATTACCTCACGGGCGTCTACATCGAGAGAGTCGACCACGTGAACGAACCCGGATCCACGGTGCATATCGTGGCCACAGATGGGCACATCCTGCTAGATAAGATCGCACCGGATTCCGCGTGGGTTGGCAGTGAATGCACGACACAAGACTCGGACAATATCGGCGGATTCATTCTGTCTGTGGATGTCATGGAAAAGGCTTTCAAGGCTAAGACGGTGGGCGATCTTTGGATCCTTGGCGACATCAAAACGGGGATCCTGCAGTTTATTGACGTTGACTCCCCACTAAGCGACGGCGCCCAATTCAACCGCGTGGGCGTCTGCGAGTTTGGCCGCATAGATGGCACGTTCCCCGATTATCGCCGAGTCCTGCCTATACAGGGCGACAACAGCGCGCCGTTGACATTCGACCCGGTATACTATGCCCAGCTGGCCAAGGCTAACAAGCTACTGGGCGGCACAGCCATCACCTTGAACGCTCAAGCGGTGGGGGATCCTATCTCGGTAGGCTTTCCAAAGGTGCCGCTACTTACGGGCGTTATGATGCCTATGCGGGCATAACCGAAACAAGCGAAACGGCGCGCTATGGTGGCGCGTCGCACATCAGCACAAGGAATCAAGCTATGATCACCCGCAAAGACTATATGAACAATGATCACCCCGCGACGCATTCGGACTATTACCGGGATGTAATCAAGGGCGCCGGTCTGAAGCCGAATTTTGACGCTGCGACTCTGCGTATGTTGCGCACAGAGTATGACGGCGGAAACATCCACTTTAACAGTCTGGACTCGTCGATGGTAGACGCACAGCACAAGCACGAGTTGACGCTTAGGGCATGGGATGCGCGCGCTTTCCAAGTCGCGGCCGGGTCGGTCCATAGAGCCCTGAAAGAACGCGGCGACTATCTGACCATGGCGGGGCAAACCTGCATAATCAAAGAATTGGCGCGGATCGCTTTAGAGGAGTCTTGCAATGTCTGATCTTATTGAGGCCGCAAAGGCCAAGGCCACAGCGACTATTGAAAAGGCCATAGCTGAACAGGGGATCCTCGACATCCTGCCCAAAGGTTTGAAAGCCGAACCCCGAGTCATGATCTTCAAAGGGGATCCGCATATCACATATAGGAACGCGCCGAGTCTGTCTGAGGTGCTGGCCATCTTTGACGCTTTCACCGTCCAACCTGGATATGATTGCACCGGCACATTCAGGGGAGTCTATGAGTCTAAGCGTGACAAGGTGCTAGGCACCTATCAGGCGTGGGTTAAGCTGCAGGCCGCCGAGAACACCGGATCCGGCGCGAAGTTTTGTTTCTTTGCCAAGCTATCCAACGGCCAGACGGCGCAAGTGTCGGTTGACTTCGACTCCAGCACCTACGCGCGCAAGTATCAGGGGCAAGCGTGGTCAAATGATCTTGGCTACACGTTCGGGATTGAACGCGACGGCCGAGGGCGCAAGGTGGGCTACTATGCCAGCGGTGGGAACGTGATTGCCCATTGCGCCGCAAGCTGCAGCTATAGCACCGGGCGACGTGATGGCGGTGCGCGCTGCGTCTATGGCTTCTTTGATGATCGCCAACAGCTGGCCGGGGCCATCGACGAACTTGTTTTGTCTGAGGTGGAAGGGGGAGTCTGATGGGCGACGTTAGCAAGGTTTGGTATTGGGTCCGCGAGTGGTCCGAGGCCGCATCCTTTCCGGATGTCCACATATTCGGCACCGAGTCCGAGGCACGCCAGACCATGATAGCCGAGGCTAAAGACGCGGCGGCCATCCTGGGTGGCTGGCTGACCGTCGATCTGGACGGCGACTCAGTCTCGCACATATTGCAACCGGGCAATGTGGTTCACGACACGTTGACAAATATCAACGTACAGCGCGAAGGCGGCGCCGTGGATTGTTTCAGCCTAGAATCTCAAGAGGTGACTCTATGACTGTTTATGTTCAGCACACATGGACCGGCGAAAAGCGCGCCCTTTTTCGGCCCTTTGGGGAATGTGTCGGCGTCGCGCTTCTCACGTTGGGAATCGATGATCACGCCAGTTATTCACCAGACTTTAAGGCCGGACTCTCCCGCGACCGTGGAGTCTGGTTCTGGGAAGAA